ATCGTTGGTTTGCGTTGGGGCGATCGCTGTGGCATCTCGTGGAGGCAAAGACCAGCGTGCCAGAGCGCGAGCCTGCGCTGTGCGGTTTTCATCCTCGGCCAGAATTCTGGCAAGCGTTCCAGCGCCAGTGGAAGCCCGGCGCGATATGCCCGCACTGTCGAGACCGCGCATGGATTGATGATCGTCACGATGACTGACTCGATCACCGCCGAGCAGTACGCGGCCATCGCGGCGCGGAAGCATCCGCACAAGTACCGCGCGGAGCCCGTGGAAGTGGACGGCATCAAGTTCCCCAGCAAGCGCGAGGCGCGGCGGTGGGTGCAGCTCGTGGCGCTGCGCGATGCCGGCGTCATCACCGACCTGGAGCGACAGGTGCCGTATGAGTTGGTGTTGCATGTCAAGTACGTGGCCGACTTCCGCTACCGTGCGGCGGACGGCACGCTGATGGTGGAGGACGCCAAGGGGGTCCGCACGCGGGAGTACAAGCGCAAGGCCCGTGAGATGTTGAAACAGCACGGGATCAGGGTATGGGAGGTGTGATGATGCATGGCGGCTTTATTCCCGTGTATCACATTGAGTCCAGGTTTTCTCCGCCTTGTGGGGGCGTTGCGTATTTCGTGCGGCCGTCGACCATTGCCGGTGAACTGATTAGGGTCGACGACTTCCGTCTCGTTGACGGTAGCAAGCCGGACGGAAAGACCATCCCGTGTTGCGGGGCGTGCGGCATTCCAGTGCATCCGCGCCGGTCGGGGCGCATCTGAGATGCGATAGAATGCTGCTATGGCGATGCCAAAAGACCCGAGCCGCATCTGCACAGCACGGCGGACCAACGGGCAGCCGTGTGGCAAGGTCGCGATCCGTGGCGGGAACGTGTGCATGAATCACGGCGGCGCCGCCCCTCAGGTGCGTGCGCGTGCGATGGAGCGACTCGAGCGGCTGGTGAATCCAGCGCTGGACGAGCTTGAAAAACTGCTGGTGATCGCGGACAAGGACTCTGTACGGCTCGCGGCAATTCAGGACGTGCTCAACCGGACCGGGTACAAACCACCAGAGCAGGTGTCCATCTCCCAGGACCCCATCGTGATCCGCACGATCACCGCCGTGGTCCCTGACGAGTAGCATGCCGGTTGCCGCTCCGCCCAAGTCGCTCGTCGAGATCACCCCGGGCGGGGAGATGCGCCTGCACTTCCACGCCGGGCAGGCACGGGCGTGGCGATCGGATCGGCGCTTTGTGCTGGTGCTCTCTGGCACCCAAGGCGGCAAGACGAGTTTCGGCCCGCACTGGCTGTACCGGGAAATCCGAGAGCGCGGACCAGGCGATTATCTGGCTGTTACGTCCACGTTCCCGCTCTTGAAGCTCAAGATGCTGCCCGAGTTCCTACGGCTCTTTCACCACACGCTTCACCTGGGCGAGTGGCACGGAACCGACAAAATCTACACCATGGACGGCGGCGAGACGCGGATCATCTTCGGCTCGGCCACGCATCCCGAGTCCCTGGAGTCGGCCACCGCGAAGGCCGCATGGCTGGATGAGATGGGCCAGGATCAATTCCGACTTGAGTCGTGGGAGGCCATCCAGCGCCGTCTGTCGATCCACCAGGGGCGCGTGCTCGGCACCACGACGCCCTACAATCTCGGCTGGCTGAAGCAACAATTGTTCGACCGCTGGCGCGACGGAGACACCACCATTGCCGTGGTGCAGTTCGAGAGCCGGGAGAACCCATCATTCCCGGCCGCCGAGTATGAGCGAGCCCGCGAGACGCTGCCGGCGTGGAAATTCGACCTGTTCTATCGCGGGCACTATGCCAAGCCGTCCGGGCTGATTTACGCGGACTATCGGGATGAGCCGCGTGAGCTGGGCGGCCACCTGGTCCAGCCGTTCGCCCTACCGCCCGAATGGCCGCGCTATGTTGGCGTGGACTTCGGCGCCGTCAATACCGCCCTGGTCTGGCTCGCCCATGATCCAGCCGCTAACGTGTACTACGCGTACCGCGAGAGTCTGGGCGGCGGGAAAACGACACGGGATCATGTCGCGGACGCGCTGGCGCTGGCGCAGGGCGTCAACGTGCGGCAATGGTGGGCCGGCGCAAAGTCCGAGACACAACAGCGCATGGACTGGCGCGATGCGGGCATCTGGACGCTTGAGCCTCCGATAGCGGACGTCGAAGCTGGCATCGATCGGGTGGTGGCCGTGTTCAAAGCGTCGCGGCTCTACGTGTTCGACTCGCTCAAGGGGTTGCGCGACGAGCTGGGCACCTATCAGCGGCAGACGGACAGCCACGGCGAGCCAACCGAGGCGATCCGTGACAAGGCGTCGTTTCACCGCCTGGATGCGCTACGATATGTGGTACAGGGCATCATGGCCCCGGACCGCACTCCTGACTTTTACTAGGGGGGATGATGGCCAACCCGATACAGGGGCTCATAGACTGGCTGCACGGTGCCGACCTCCAGCCGCGCCAGACCGCCGAAGCGAAGGCGTTGACCATTGATGATATCCGCGCCGCGATCACCGTTGGAACGCTCGTGCACGGCCCAGGCGCCACGGCCATGGTATCGGCCGCGCATGGAGATGATGCCAATTCCGCCGTCTATGCCTGCCTGTCGGCTATCGTGAGCGCGTACACCGAGGCGCCGATACAGGTGCGGCGCATGACTGGCGACCGGGACGAGAGCATCTGGCTCGACACGCACCCGGCCCAGGTGCTGCTCGATGCTCCGAACCCGCACATGGACGGGCCGTCCGTGCTCGGCTGGGTGCAGTGGGCCAAGCACACGCACGGCAACGCCTACCTCCGTAAGGTGCGGTCCGGCAATCCCGACACCGGCAATGTCGTGCAGCTCTGGCCTGTGAGTCCGCGTCTGGTGGAGCCCGTGACCGAACGCGGATCGGGTGATTTCGTTTCCTACTACCGCTACCAGTACGCGCCCGGCAAGTGGGAGCCCATCGCTCCGCACAACATGATTCACTTCCGTCTCGGGCTGGACGATGCGGATATGCGGGTGGGCGTGTCGCCATTGAAACGGCTCGCGCGGGAGGTCGGATCAGACACCGAGGCGACCGCGTTTGCCGACGCGCTGCTCCGCAATTACGGCGTGCCTGGGCTGGTGGTGACCACCGCGCCCGGCGTCGAGATGGACGCGACCCGCGCTGCCGATCTCAAGGACAAGATCGGGAGCGCGTTCGGCGCCGAGAATCGCGGGCGGGTGGGCGTGCTGACGAATGGCGCGACGATGCAAGCGTTCGGCTTCTCGCCGGAGTCGCTCCAGCTCAACAGCCTGCACCGCATCCCCGAGGAGCGCATCAGTGCTGTGTTGCGGGTGCCGGCCATTGTGGCCGGCTTGGGCGCTGGGCTGGAGCGCTCGACGTTCGCCAACTTCGCCGAGGCGCGGGCTATGTTCGTCGAGCAGACCATCATGAGCCTGTACCGCGCCGACGCGGCGACGCTCACACAGCAACTGCTGGCCGACTTTACCCGCGACCGAGATATCCGCATCACGTTCGCAACGGACGAAATTCGCGCGCTCCAAGACGACACGGATGCCCTGTATACGCGGCTGGATGTCGGGGTCCGTGGCGGGTGGATTGCCGTAGACGAGGCGCGGGCGCAGGTCGGATTGCCGCCGATGGGATCGGGCGATGCAGACTCAACCCCACAAAAGGCGCTCGCGGCACTGCTCGAAATCAAGGCTCAGCAACCACGGGCCGCCGACTTCCCGGTGCTCCTGCAATCGCTGATGGACCTGGCCGAGCCTTCGCTAGCGCGCGACCTGGACGAGTACCTGGACGGCCAGCGCCGGCGCGTCAAGCGCGCCCTGGTGAGTGGTCAGTGAGCGTAGCGGCGGCCATTGAGACGAAAGCCGACGATCTGGGCATCTCCTGGTATGACGAAATCCGCGAGCAGGAATTGCTCGCGGTCATCATCGCACTGCGGTACGCCGCGATGCTCAAGGCGGTACACGAGCTGGTAGCGTCGGCCTACCCGGAAGTCGAGGCGTTTCGCCTGGATGATGTGGCAACGCGCGAGATTTTGGCCCATGCCGCTGAGCGCGTGGTGCGCATTGATGCGACGACGCGGGCCGCGATCATCGAGCAATTGCAGATCGGCCAGGCGCGCGGGTACTCGACCTGGCAGATTGCGCACGGGGTACCAGCGGACGGGTACCGTGGGATCGACGGGATCTACATGGAGACCTGGCGCAATCGGTCCACGGTGATCGCGCGGACCGAGATTGCCGAGGCTCAGCGCGTGTCCGCGATCAACCGCTACCGGGCGACGGGGATCATTGACCGTCTGTATCTGCGGGATGGTGATGATGATGGACCGTGCAAGGAGCGCAACGGAACCACGGTGCCCATCGGCTCAGATCCTCAATTACTGCATCCACAATGCACCTTAATCGTGTCGCCCGTGCTCAAGGGAGACACTGCGCCGTGATCAAGGCGTTGGCGCTCATTGGCGACTTCAACGGCTGCACCCACTGGCGCGTAGAGCGCCCGTTCGTGCGGCTGGACGAGCAGGGCGCCTACGCGGCCATGGCGGACAAAGACGAGCCAGGCGTTGAGAACGTCGCGCACCTGTTCGATGCCATCGTGCTGCCGCGCATGGCCTGGCACAATCACGAGGACGGTGCCCGTTTCATCGGGGCGCTGCATCGGGCTGGCCTGTGCGTGGTCTACGAGTGCGACGATGATCTATTCTCGGAGCATATCAACTACCGGATACAGGCGACCGTTGAGAAGTCGGCCACGATTGAGGAGTTGGAAGCTAAGCGGGTGGACCGACTCGCGGCGATCCGCCTGTGTGACGGTGTAACGGTCAGCTCACCCCGCCTGGCTACGGTCATGCGCGAGATGGTGGACTGCCCGGTGTTGGTGGTGCCGAACGCGATTGACATCCCATGGTGGCGGGATGCGCTGCGCGCGGAGCCTGAGCGGACAGACCGCCGCGTGACGATCGGATGGGCGGGCGGATCGCGGCCGGATGACGATATTGGCCCCATGGCCGAGGCATGGGGGCGTGTGGCTCAGGCGTACCCCGATGTCCGGTTTGCGGTCTACGGCTACCAGCCTGAGCCATTTCGATCGGCCGTCCCTGCCGATCGGCTGGTAATGTATCGGTGGCGCCCGGTGGAGTCCTACCCTGGCCCGTTTCGCCAGATTGATATCGGATGTGCGGCGGTGACCGATACCCCGTTCAATCGGGCGAAAACGCCGATCAAGTCCTGGGAGTACGCGATGGGGGGCGCGGCCGTGGTCGCTACCCCGACGCTGTACGGGCATTGCGTGACAGACCAGCGTACCGGGCTCGTGGCGGAGACGGCGGACGAATGGACGGCGGCGCTTAGTGAGCTAATCGAAAACGCGCCACGGCGGAAGCGGCTGGCGCGGAATCTCCTGCGCCACGTCGAACGTGAGCACGCGTTGAGCGCCAATCTCTGGAGGTGGCCGACAGCATGGGCAGCGATTCGGGATCAGTTCCTCGCTCGGCGGGGCAGCGGCGCGATAGCGAGAGCCTGAAGCCGGTACGCTGCCAGCAGTGCGGGCGATCGCTCCCGGTGCTCGCGCGGCTGACTGCCGGTAGCGTGCTGAGCGTCCGGTGCCGAGACTGTAAGTCCGTCACCGTCAAGGCTGGCACCGTGCCACCCCATTGGGCTTAGTGGCATTGCGTAATCATTGATCATGCTGTATGATGCTGCCATGCGGCAGGTTGTTGAGGTTGTGACTCTGGTATGTATGCGATGCGCTCACGCGTGGACACCGCGCAAGGGTGGGACGCCGCGCGTGTGCCCAGGTTGTCATAGCCCATATTGGGACCTGGCCCGGAAAGGCGGCACACATGCCGACAGCAACGAACGGGGTAGCGCAGGGCACGACTGAGCGGGTGGTGATCTCGGCACCGAACTTTCAGACGATCAGAATCCCTATCATCGGCACGGCGCCACTGGTGACGGCCAGATTCTCGACAAAAGCAACTGAGATGATCCGCGCGAAGCACGAAGCTGGGAGCACAGCGAAGTCTAAGAGCGCGAAGGCCGCGCGCGATTTCACAGCCGACTTCGAGGGATCGATGTACACCAGTCCTGATGGCTGGCATGGCGTGCACGCTGCCGCGTTCCGGATCGCGGCCATTGACGCGTGCAGAGCAGCCGGCTACCAGATGACGCGCGCCAAGCTGGCTATTTTCGTGGTGGCGGACGGTGAGGACGCGGTAGAGCCTGTGCCGTTGGTGCGGATTTTCGGCCGCGATCCGGAACAGTACATCTCGCACGTCCGGAATGCTACCGGGGTCGCCGATCTTCGGTGCCGCGCGCTGTGGCCGACAGGATGGCGGATGGATTTGACAGTGCGCCACGATGCGGACATGTTCACGTCTGCCGATGTCGTCAACCTGATTGCGCGCGTCGGATTGCAAGTCGGCATCGG